TCCCGGACTATAAGCTTCTGCTCCATAGCCAGGTCTGCCAAAGCAGTAACCCGCGCCTCATCCAAGTTCGGCAATGGAAGAGCCATGCTCACGGAATCGTCGCCGCAATACACTCCCAAGCACGCAAAGGCCTCGGTGGGGTTTAGCCCGCAGCGCCGTAGAGCGACATAATCACCGAACGCGACCTTGATAATATTCTTTAAGGTCGTCGCGCTGGTCCCAGAGATGAGCTCCCACTCAGCGTCATAAGAATAACCCTCAGCCATCTTCACAACAAAGCCCGCCCGTTCCTGTTTCAACAACTCGCGCAAAGCGGGTCGGTAACCAGGGTAGGTAAGGCCAAGCATGATGGGGTCGGTCAAATGATCGCGGTGCCAGCGTTTCTCGGAACCATCGCAGTTCGTGATGTCGCCCTCGTGCGCGGTCGTAAGCTTTACCGGACAAAGACGTGCATGCAGTAGGGGATCGCGAATCGCCGCGCCAGTCGCCACCTCATGGACGCGCTGCTCAACTTCCGTTGGAGTACGACCACAGCCAACCCAGGCAAAATGCGCCTTAAGGTGTTCCATGATCGCAAGGGTAAAACAGCCGAGTGGGGCGTTGTGGTCTCCATCACAGTTAACAATCTGACGAGGCTTATATCCGGGTTCCACCTTCATAAACCCGCGCATCACGCGACGGTTCTCTTCCGGTGTAACAAACGTATGTAAGCGCTCAACAGTATTGCGCTGCGACGGACGCGTCCAACGCTCCGCCAGCTCCCAAATCTCCAGCGGTTGTACAACCCCCCGACAATCTCCGAGCACCATGCGGACAAACTCGGCGGCTAAGCCCGACAAGTCCTGCTTGAACGTGTGACGTCGGAATTTCTCCTGAGTCATACGAACACGGACCTGGTGAGCGGTCGCCGCGTTAGCCGCACAGCGGGCGGGCACGGGGGTGGGCAACGTTACCAAAGGGGGTGCGAAAGCGATTGCAACTTCATTCCCGGTCGGGGTATCTGCAGGCCCGGCACTATGGTCACAGACATAATGCTGTGGGGCTAACACCTGTTCAAAATGTACACCGCCAGTTGGCATGATCACACCCCCCCCATTGGGCATCCAGCCAGCACGCAATAAAGCGAACACGATCGGAGCCCAGGGTATGCGACCCAACTTACTAGCGGTAACCTGTGAAACAGACATCCAACGCTCAACATCAACAGGATGTTTGAGACCAAGTGCACGGGCCTTCTCAGCCCAACCAATATATTCCAGCCGTGAGACCTCGAGTGACTCAAAAGTGCCCGGACAGCCAATCGACACAGTGCTACCGCCGTAATCCACAACAGGATAATACTTGTTGGTTTCCGGTATATACACATTGCAGTCAAGGCGTCTCAGCGTCCGCCGTGGGACGGTGGTCCAGTAAGGAAAAGCAACACAGGAGATAGGAAACATACCTACAATGCGCCGACCCGACGGGCAGGCCCGCTGTTCAACCAAATAAGTCAAACAGTTGCCCCACCAATCGATCACGGACACATTGTCAAGGTTGTAATCCCACAGGGGGTGCTCGTACGTGGCACCGCCGTTCACACGAAGGGACAATAAAGTTCCTTTGTGCGAGGCGCGCCCAGCCGCATCGATATACTCACCCTGGACCAACTCCCAGCTACTATTATTACCGACCCCCGCTGCACAAGGCGGCACCAAAGTGTACAATAATATCGGCCGACCAAAACGCAACCATGAATTCATGTCAGTATAATAATCCACATCGACCATAGTTAGGATGTGATCACCCTGTATATTGTCCATGTAAAGATGTTCCTCTGCCAGATCCTTGGCTATGTAAGGTAAGCGACACCCCGCGCTGCGCTGGCCGCTCAAGATATGATCCCGAGAGCAAGCCGACACAACGTAAGGCTCACAACCTATCGCCCTGATAGCTGCATGGAACGCCACCGTGACTGCGGTGCGCTCGTTAGCTGCCTCTGGATGCGAATGGCCGTGAGGTATGCCCACTTGGTTTATACGCGACAGGCTACTCAACAATGTTTTGCGCATTCCCGCATCGAACATGCGCTTATGACGCTGGACTCCGTTGACCATGTCACCATTAATGTAGTCTACAACCCACTCACCACAACGGTAAGCGATACGAAACAAATTGGGCGTGTATCCAGGTTCCGCCCACTTTGTCACGTCTGCCCGCGGAAAATGACTATTCACACGGGTGGTTGCATACCACTCTTTGGCGGTACGGTCGACGGTCCCAACGCAAGCGGCAATGCCCGCGCAGGCACGCTCCACAATTGGAGTCTCGTCGAGGTCGTCCTCAGAAGAGGCCAACACATGTTGAACGTCGCCCACCACGACGGAGTTTCTGTCATCCCCAAACACACACTCAACACACTCATGTAGCCAATTGCTGCAAGACGTTGATAACGTGGGCAGCGCTCGGCGCGGTTGGGGGTAGTACGCGTCTGCGCGCACTTGCACCAGCGGACGGGGGCCGGTGCTTGGCATGTAACTCGTTTTCAAAACTTTGTTTGAGAACGTGAAC